AAAAATTTTGCAAGTTCTGCATCACTCATGCTGCGGATAATGTAACCGTTAGATTTTACTTCGTCGCTCATACCGTCACTCCCCCTTTGCCAAATCTATGGTTCCACCTTGCTATTGCCCATCTCGTGGCTTCTTCATAGGTTAAATCAAATCCCGTTGTCCCTGCCGATGCTTGACAGTTCCTGCACATAATCTCACCATGAAATCTATAACCGTTTGGCCTTTGCTCTTCGGTATGTTCAACGGTAGCAATGAATGCTTTACCACCGCAAAACGGGCAGGGAAGAATTTTTTCTTCTGGTTCACGTTGGTTGATCATTTTGGTTCCTCCTGCTTATATTTTGGCCGCCAGTTACAAAGATAATCGTCACAGGTGCAACAAGGTTCCTTCGTTTTTACCACAACGTCATCAATTGCGTAAGCACAGTTATAGCATCGTTTTTCAGGAACGCAAATTCCTTTTATTACTACTCTTCCATCGAATGGTACCAATGCGGGTATCGGCCAGCCCAATTTACTGCATTTCATGAGATAGTTTTCTTCGGCTGTATTAAATGCCACAATTGCGTCAAATGGGGTTTCACCTTCTGCCAATACACCCAACAAGACCGTTGACACAACCACCCAATACGTTCGCGATTTATCCGTTACGCAAGTTGCTTCACATGGATATTTCATTTCTCCCCCTCCGTTTCACTATTCAGCCACGCTATTTCAAGGCGTAGGGCTTCGGCGTAGGCTTCTGCCTTTGCTTCTTTGTATAACTGCCATGAACCATCTTCTTTTCTTTTACACCTGATAGCGACACTTCCGAAATCACCTATATAACGGTCAAAAAAATATTCACTCTCGGTTTCAAATTCTACCCTATCCCTCGCCACTTCCTCCACGGTCATCGCGCGAAGCTGTTCTAAGTGTGTCATTTCTCCTCCTTCTAGGGGCGGAGTTAACCGCCCCAAATATGCTATTCTTCAAATGGTTTTGCGGCGAAGTTAGGTCTTTCGGTTGTGCTATAACATCCCCCACATGATGCATCATATGTTTTTCCCACATCCGCGCACCCCCTGCATCGTCTCGCTTTTACCATATCATCATATTTCTTTCTTGCTTTTGATGGCTCTGGTTCTCCCCAACTTCCACATACGCCTTCGGGCAATATTCTGCTATCGTAGAACACATTCCCGATTTGCGGTTTGCTGCATACACCGTTAATACTAAACATACAATTTTGATTGCACACGCGTTCTTTTTGCTCCGTCGGTTTTGCCGCGGGGGTCTTCTGCACCACCGCATGGCTCTTATAAAACTTCTTCGCCTTCTCTTTACCGCCGAATAACTTTGCCGTTACGCCGACGCACCAGCCTACGTACGGGTCATACTTCGCAGCATCTCCCTCAGACGGGCGTGTGATTATTTTGCTTCCGTCTGCGAATAGTGTGATGGTGGTGGTGCCGTTGTGGATGATTTTGGTGACGGCACAGTTAAGCGGTGTAGGGTAGGATTGACGCGGTTCTTTCCAAGCCGCTTTCATCGCTTCGTCGAAGTTCTGTTCGGGGGTGGTAGCTGGTGATGGTTCCTTTTTGACCCTCGGTATAAAACATTTACACTCTATAGAGAATACAGTTTCCATTTCGCATCCCACACAGTCTTTACACCACACCGAGTTTTTGGTTTCCTTAGCTTCCGGTTCTGCAAGTACGAAACGGGAAGCGTCTAACCATCCAGATACTCCTTCTACTTTAAGTGATAGTGAATTAGGATAAATCTCTTTAATCTTATAGATTGCGTTAAGTTCTAGTTCTTCGGTTTTATAAACTACATCCACGCACTTTACATTATCCCCAACTTTAAAATTCATTGTTTCTCTCCTTTCGTATTTCCGAAAACTAATCGGCGTGTTAATTCTTGCTCTGCCCACGTGCGCCTGTTTACCATTTGCCAATAGGCATTGTTTACAAACCATTCAAGATATTCTTTTGGAACTTCTGAGTATAATTTGCCTTTGTATTTGCCAAATGAGATACGACGTTCTTCAGGCTTCCTATACATGTTTCGATCAGCCATCCCTTTGCTTCCTCCTTAGTCCGCGAATGGCACATCGTCATCATTATCTACCACCTGAGCTGCCTTTATTTTCGCCTCTATTGCCTTTTGTGCTGGTGTAACCGTCCTAAACGATGCTTCTGTCATCTCAACGGTATCTCTATCCACCACATACTCTTCTTCTTCTTTATCCTTCCAAACGTGTTTGCACACAGGTGATTTAGACTCGTTATACCATTTAACCTTAGCATCTGTTTTACCATTATAATCTTCGTGTTCGATGGTGATTCTAACGAATTTATTAGCCAGTTCGTCACACCACGCTTCGAGATTTTCGTATTTCTTGCCATTCGGCAATCCTGCTGCTTTACTGATCATTTGAATTCTTTTGAAGCTGTAACCTCCGACGCTCTTGTCGGCAGCAGATGGTTCTTTAACATGCCAGAGTTTATCCCAGACGTATTTGTTTTTATACTGCTGGTCAACATCGTTCCTGACCACCGCTGTTACATTGACATACATTGAACCATTCTTGGTTACATCCTCACCAAGATATTTAAAAATAATCTCATATTCACCGATTGGGAGAAGAGTAGCGCCATCGTTTAAACCTGAGTAATCTGTGCTGAAACCTGTAGTATCTTTGGTATCTGACATTTATTTTTCCTCCTATTATTCATTCGATATTATTTTACTGATTGGTTAAGCCCCGCGGAACCTATTATTTCTAGTGCTTCCTCCACGCTGTGAGCAACACCGGCGCGATACCCGCGTGAACGCATTAGTTCCATAAAGTGGATCTGTTCTGGTTTTTGCTTCTGCTTTGGTTTCTTTACCTCTATAAAAGCCGGTCTGCCATCGAAGCCAAAGAATAGTAAATCAGAAAACCCCTCAGGTAATCCTTTGACACGGTATAAGTTTATAAGTGCTGGACGTTTCCATTCCATACTATAAATTTCTTGACCTTGCCAAAAGTCACCGGAATTTGTTCTGAATACTATCCCATAGGGAGAGAGTGCAATTCTTATAAGGTTTTGTATATCCTGCTCTTTGATAGTATCACCCTCCTATATTAAACCACGTCTGCGCGCTTCTAGATATGACCAACCCGGTTTGAAATTCTTCTTCTTACCATATGCCCGCAATTCTTCAAATGTTTTACAATCATTCGGTGTTTCGTAATTCATCACAAACCCTGCTATTTTTTCCAACCTGGCTTCTTTCTTTTCTTCTATGGTTCTCTCCTTGATAGGATATACATAACCACACCTTGGACATATTGGTGAAGGTTCGTGGCAAGCATAGCACATCGGGCATTGCCTGACGGAAATCTCCGGCGCAGTGCTTTCTTTTTTCGCTTTCGGTTCTAAACTCCATTCTCTGTCAGCGTCTGGTAAGCCAAAACGTGCATAGTTCCCTACATGATCTATTATTACCGCTCTCTTCCCTGGCAAATAACGCAAACACCTCATGCTCTGTTGTATGTACAGCACCATTGATTTCGTCGGTCTCAATAAAATACTAGTGTTACAGTCCGGAACGTCAAACCCTTCACCTAATATTTCGCAGTTACAAATAATTTTTACATCACCGGACCGGAAGTCCTCGACGATTTTTTTGCGTTCTTCATCTTCGGTGGTGCCGTCAAGGTGTGCTGCGATGATACCGGCGAAGTTAAACTCAACCGCCATCATTTTGCTGTGTTCGACGGATGCACAGTAGCAGATTGCCTGTTTACCGTCTGACAGTTGTCGGTAATATTTAATCACGTCACCGTAGATTGCGGGTTTGTTTAGCTTGGCCACTACCTCTTCTGTAACGAATTCTCCATGCTTGACATGCAAGCCTGATAAGTCTGCAACCGACGGTGCGTAGTAGTCGAACGGTGCAAGGTATTCGTTCGCTATGAGCCACTTGGTGGAGACGCCTGAAACTAAGATATCATTTACATCACCGAGACCGCCTCCCGACAGCCTAATCGGTGTAGCTGTGAAAGTAATCCGCTTAGCATTTGGGAAAGCATCGTATATTTTACGATAGCTATTACTGACCCCATGATGGCCCTCATCAGTTATAATCAATTCCGGTTCATCCATCTTGGCCGTTCTTCTTGTGATGGTCTGCACCATTCCCACAGTGCATAGGTTCATATCTACCCCCCACCACTTAAAAGTATCGGTTATTTGTTTCACCAGTTCCACTCGATGCACGATAAACAATACACGATTGCCTTTCAAAGTGGCTTGCTTTGCCATTTCACTGGCGATGCAACTCTTGCCCCCGCCACAGCCAAGCACGATACAGGGGTATTTAAACCCGTCGCGGTATGATTGACGGGCGGCGTTGAATAGGTCGGTTTGGTAGGGCCTTAGGCTATGTAAACCACACATCCTGTTTCCTCCTGAACCATCCGCTTAAACTCCTCGCTGTCACCATGACGTGTGGATAAATGCAGCAGCCAGATTTCTTTCACAGCGGTTAAATCGTTTGCCTTTAGCATCTTAATGCAGTTTTCTATTGACATATGAGACCGGCGCAGTCTGTGAGCGTCTGGTTCACCTACTATTAAATCTTCGGCGAAATTTACTTCTAGCATTATAATATTTAAGCCAGGGAATTTATAATCGGTGTATGCTGAGTCCGTGATAAATAATAATTTCTCCTGAGTTACGTAGCTGTAAATCAGGTATCCATAGCAAGTTACGTCATGATGGACGCTAAACGGGAATACTTCATAGCTTCCTATTTTCACACCAACGAGCGGCTTAATCAGATGCAGCCTGTGACTTGCTAAATGGCACTCAGACGCGGTTTCTGGTGAGCAGTATAGCTCAACACCCGCGAGCATTAAAAACTCGGCAGAGCGGGAATGGTCAAAGATGTTGGTGGGTGACAAGGCACCCACAGACATCTGAGAATTTAAAGTTGCAGCCTTCTTTTAGCTTTTGAATTGGAATTCCGCATTCCAGAATTAACCTGCTTTTGCCATCGTTGATAATATAGCTGTTGCCTTTGCTTGAAGATGCTAATACTGTGATAATCAATTTTCAACCTCCTGCGATTGCTTATAATCTATTAGGTCAACGATGGCGAGTAGCGTTTCTTTGTCAAGCTGAGTTTCTTCGTTATCCGTATGCGGATCAAACTTCCAGTTTTCTTCTCCAAAATCTCTTAGAAGATACCCTATTAAACAATCGTCTTGAATTCTAACAACTCTTAAAAAGTCACCGCAACCACCGCTAACAACAACTTCTAAACGTAGAGTTTTTCTCATTGTATAACCTCACTTTAAAATAGTTTCAACTGGTTCTTGACTTCTGCTATTCGTTCTGTTGCAATCTTATAATATTCCTTGTCAATCTCAAACCCTATATAACCTCTTCCGGTGTTTATGCAAGCTAAAGCCGTTGTTCCGCTACCCATAAAGGGGTCTAGAATTATATCATCCTCGTTAGACCATGATTGGATATGATCAGCGACGAGCTGTTCAGGGAATACAGCAGGAGGCCCCGTTTCATTATTTTTATTAGGTGGTATCTCCCATACATTTAATCTCACACCATATTCTTTCACTTGTTTAGACTTTTGAATGGTGGATAGATTTTTGGTTATCCCATTGTTTTGCCTTTCTGTACCGTGAATTGGTGTTCCACCCCATATATTCTTTCGGTCACAAATTAAATTGGCGATTTTCTTTTCACTTTTAGTAAAAATAAACATATATTCGAAACATTGAATATACCTATTTTTATGTTGAAAAGGAGAAGAACCCTTATTCCATATCATCGTGTCATGCAAATTGAACCCAATTTCCTTGAAATACAATGCTTGCCGAAACGAAGTTCCTGTTTCGCTGCCGTCAATCGTAGCATCACCTACAACCCAAACAACTACGCCGCCTTGTTTCGTTACTCTCCATAAACCTTCTGCAACTTGTTTAAATATGTCAAAGTTCCAAGTCGAAGAGTTGTTGTAACTTCTAAGATTGTCATAAGGTGGAGACGTTACGGTGAGGTCAATGCTGTTTGCATCGAGCAGTTTCATTCCTTCAATGCAATCCATATTATATATTTCGTTTAATTGCATTTCACCCTCCTTAGAACGGATCCTTCTCGTTGTTTACCCATAGCCATTCAATTTCCCGACGCATAGCTTCGCTTCTGGCGTTTAAGTAAGAATCCTCCCATAATTGGCCGCGATTTATCACCAAAGGCACACAACCGAAATCTCCGCTATAGTAACTCGGTACACCTTTACGCCGCTCGTGAAACTTTATTCTTTCTCGTGCAACCTTCTCGGTCGTAATAATCAAAATGGATCATCCTCTACATTTTTTTTGCTGACCACCGTGGGGGAGGGTTCCACCTCCACTTCCACATCAATATACTCTTGGTTCGCCTCTGCGTCGATATCTTCGCCGACTTCAATCGCGTCGGATTCGTCGGAGGCGGCTTTAGCATAGCGTACCAGCAGATTGCTGTCGTTGCTGCTGTCGATAAGCGGTTTGCAAGCTTTATGCACAACAGTTTTCTTTGCCATCTCTTCGGGGTATTTTCCGTGTGTGCTGTCGGCTTTAATTGTTCCGTCTGGGTTTACCGGCTTCGTCTGTGACTGTTTCCAAGATTGTTTGATCTGTTCCCAAGTCATAACGGTAGATACTTCACTTCCGTTACGGTAGACAACCGTAGCGTAGGCAGCAACGATAGGCTTGTTCTTGTTCTCTAGTTTCTGTGTATGATTGATAGCAACGATTTTCCCTCGCTTGATCTCATATTCAAATTTGTCACCTTCGAAAACGATCATCGGGAAAATATCCTCGATGTTCGGGTCCACCTGACGGGCTACTGCAATATCTCCAAAGTAGGATCGGCTGATCGTGAGTTTGTTACCGTAGGCGATAAAATAACATTGCTTTTTATCGGGGTTCAAGCCTTGGATACACATGCTGAGTAAAGCACCTTTGATGGATTCGGGTGAGCAGGAGTTCAAGACTGGAATGTTCTCTTTGTTTTTCACTTCGGGAAGCATGAGCATCGCGGATTTGAGAGCGTTCTCCGCTGAATAGTTAGGCGGTAACTGCAAAGATCCTTGCGTAACAAAATCGCGGACCTGTGTGGAAACCTCTGTGGTGATTTCCCTAATTGCTAAGCCTGTTGCCATTTAGATGTCCTCCTTTAAAATAAGTCTGCTGCTGATCTTTTCTAACCATCTTTCGTGCTGTTGCACTTGCTCCCTTAAACGGCCTACCTCGACCGATAACTTATTTAATTCAGTGTTTTCTTTGTAATACCTGCATGTTCCATCTGGATGTGTAGTACCATTACGTTTCTCGCGTTCACAGGTTTCTTCATCACGCCCCGTCATCATATTGGTTCCATAACTATAATATACGCAATTTTGGCATACCGCGAATTCTTCGCTCATTTTTCCTCCTTCGCTATCCCGTTTATAGTCTTAACCTTATCGGCAAACGCTTCGATGTCCGCTTCTGGAACATTTACCGCGGTAACTACTCCATGCCGCTTGCCGTCAATGTCAATCCGTGAGCCGACCGCCACGCCGTCAGGAGCATGATAAGAGTATTCTCTGCCGACGGGAGAGCCGCCGGATGTGAAACGTAATTTGATGATCATTTGGGTTCCTCCTTATTATTTAAAATTTCGGCAATCTCACCAGAAAGATTTATAATGCAATCACCATGTTTAAAATTGCATCCCACACAGTCCTTATGACTTTCACAGTTCGCATTAACTATTTTAAGCAGCGTCTTAATTTCTTCGGATATCATTTGAGTTCCCCCTTATTAGTTGATTCTTTAAATCCAGGCACATCTTTTTGATTATTGTGCCATGCTATTAAACACGTTTTACAAGGATCCTCCTGAGAATTACTCATATTATATTCACAGACAAAGCACATTTTCGCCTTTGCACAATCCTCATAAAATGATTTCTCGGTCATTTCTCCACCTCCACCCGCAAAATCTTATCCTCTGGCGATACGATCAACCGGATAACCTGCGACTTCGTCTCATACGGCAGGGAAATACTCTCCGCATTGTCAATAAATATTGGTGCATCGACTCCATAAAACGCTGTCAATGTGTTAATGATGTCTATCCCTGTTTGGAGCCTTTCCCCTGTCGAGAGGTTCGTGCTGCCGTTCGGATAAATGATATCGCAGGTTTCTACTTCCTCACCGTTCTTCTGTGTAGCAAATAATTGGAACCGTGCAATTTTAAACTTACCGTTCACCGCGGTTTCGAGTGCCTTCGCTGAATTTTTAACGTGCTGTTGGCAGAGTGATACTGCACCTTCCCAAGAGTTTAATTCTGTGTTTAGTGCTACCTCTGACTGTTTTAATTCATCAACGCGCTTCTGCTGCACAGCAGCTTGTTCAATGACCAGTTTTGCCCGGTGAGAGTTCTCGACTTCGAGCCGCATTTCGCGAATACTTTCCTGCATCGCATCAGCATCACCCTTGGACGCGTCGACCGGGGCCGCCCGTAACTCGGCTATTTGCTGATCGTATTCCGTGCTGTCGAACACAGCGGATTTTATCAGTGATTGTCCTTTTATAATTCTCTGGTCCAATACAGCAATCTCTTCGACAAGTGTATCAAACGCTTTCTGCAATTCAGCCACGGACACCTGCATTTCTTCAATACTTTTTTTCAACGCTAGTCCGTCAGCTTTCAGGGTTTCAAGGTCTGTGCTGCGCTTCAGATTAAACGCGATGCGTGCCGTTTCTACTTGGTCTGTGGGCAAATCTTGGCCACACGTAGGGCAAGTATCAGAGCCGGTCCATACCAATTTGTTCACAGTGTGCCATTCTTGCAGCTTCGCGGTCTTGATGTTCCCGAAGGTTTCGATCTCATATTCTGCTTGCAATATTTTCGAGTCGGCTTCGTTGGAGAGTTTACGCTTCTCCTGGCGTTCGGTTTCCAGGGTGGCAATCTGTAGTCTGATCTTCGCGTTCTTCGCGTCCGTCGCGGCCTGCTGTTGATTCCTGGCTTCGGCCATTTGCAGCTCTATGCTGGCTATCTGGCTCCGAAGGGTATTGGTTGCGTCGTTGTTTTTAAGTGCTAAAATTCGCTCGTTCAGAGTGATTATGTTACCTTCTAATATTGTGGTATCAATTACCACAGGTAACTCGGCAGGAATCATTCTAGCAGCTTCTCGGATAGCTACGGGAATGCCGTCCAGGTCTTTCTGATATTTCTTGACCTGCTGTTTGGATAATTCATAAAACTTGTCAAATGGTCTGTCTGCCATGAGTGCGGATAATTCAGGAGACGGTTTGACGCTTAATTCTCCGGCGATTTTAATCAATACAGCTCTACGGTCCTGCCAACTTAGAATAACGCTGAAATATTGTGGATCTGTTATGAGTTTAAATAACCCCTCTTCGATAAGTTCTGACACGACTTGCTGATATTCTCCGGCCTTGATTTCCAAGTTATCAACATAGTAGTGAATTTTTGACCCAGCGTAGGCCCCTTTAAGCTCGCCTTTTTTTGGCCATTCTTCGATACTTGCCTTTTTTAGTTTGATGGTCACACCGTTGTGTTCCAACTCTGCTTCTATGGTTGGCTCCTTGCCCACTCCTACATCCGGCTCCACGGCGCCTAATAAGTTTAATTTATGTGGTGTCAAGTCGTAGTCGCGACGGTTTGAACTGTCTTTCCCAAACAGCAGCCATAAAAACCCGTCAAATACGGTACTTTTCCCAGCACCGTTCCGACCGTAGATGTTGGCGTCCTTACCGTTCAATTCAATCTCTAATGAGGGAAGACCTCTGAAGTTCGATATATAAAATTTAATTAGCTTCATTTCTATGCCCCTTTCTCGTTTTCATAAATTCTGGTTGGCGTGTTGAATGCTTTTTCAATAGTCCAACCGGCTTTAATTCTCTGGTGAAGGCAACCACGTGATATTCCACAAGTGTCGGCCCATTGTGCCATTGTCTTCCTTTCTCCTTGATATTTAATCCAAACATTACTTCTTTTGTTATTCTCTTGCTCTTTCCACGTAGACCATCTACAGTTTTCCGGTGAATATCCGGAATTATTGTCTACCCGGTCTATAGTTAGACCGTTGCTATATCCGTTTGCCATCGCCCAATTATAGAAATGTATAAATTCAAGCCATCCATCACAGACGGTAATTCCGCGCCCACCATAATCTTGATATCCCTTGTCATTTGGATTATTACAACGTCCTTTCATGTCTTTCCAAACGCTATATATTTTGGTTCCGCGCATCCCATGTGTGGTTGATCTTTCTTTACTATAACACCCACAACTTTTCGTATCGCCCCCAATCAAACTATGTGAAATAACTTTGGTATCTTCCCCACAATCACACTTACATTCCCATAATGTCTTTTCTCCTCGATGCCCAACACATTCGATAACAACCAGCCTTCCAAATCGTTGACCGGTTAAATCTTTGAACGCTCCCATCACCTACACCACCCTTTTATTTTTTGGCTTTCTTGGTTCCAAGAATTCAGAAACTTCTACACCTAAAATAAAACAGATATTCTCATACTCAACGAACGTGAACCGGCGCTTTCCGTTTAGACTGTGATTGAGTTTGGCCGGGTGCATTCTAATCATAACGGCGAAATCTTTTTGAGAAATTCCCTGCCCTACCAGATAGGCTTTTATCTTTTTCTCTACATCCAATTTTTATTCACCTCCTTTTCTTACTAAAATCATTATATAACAGAATAGCGATAATAGCAAGGCCCTTTTAAGATTCCATAAAAATATATTTTTATGGCATTATCGCTTTATACATATAAGGAAGGGAGAGTGTTCCCACCCTCCCCCTCGTGAAGTCTATTTAATTTTATCTAGAAAACTTCCCGTTCCATTCCGTTAGTAGTCTATTCACCAACTGGACCAGCCGCAGCTTTTCTTCTTTAAGTTGCTTTACCTGCTCTTCCAGCCTATCAATCTCTCTCCGCATGATACTAACCTTATCATATGCTGTCAGGTCGGTTTCGAATTCTTCGTAGAAATCCGCTCTATCAACCATCGGTCAACCTCCGTTCAATTTTATATAGTCCCCAAGGTAACAACGCAATAATCGCAGCAATCACGAAAACCAAGCCGCCTATCTCGACAGTCAGCAGCAGCAGGATAAAAACCAACATAGCCGAAATCAGCGAATTAAAAATTATCACAGTTTCTAGCGATTCGCTTTGTTCGGCTTCCTTCTGGCGCCGCTTCGCTTTATACGCCGCAATGATCCGTGAGGCTTCTACTATAGCCGGATAACACGATCTCCCGGTTGACGGGCAGATACCATCTTTTAAATTGTCATCATTCATGTTACACCCCTCCTAATTTACCCTCAGACGGGCTTTTATTACTCTTTGATACTCATACCCTCACCCCGTGCGGAATCGTCCAGCAGGTCCTCTATGGCGCAATTTAACGCTCTTGCAATTTTTAAAGCTGTCGGTATCTCGCAGCGGTTTATTTTACCTGATTCTAACTCGCTTATTGCACCCTGTGTCAATCCGGTCTTAAAAGCTAGGTCTAACTGCGTCATTCCGCGCAGCTGGCGCATGGTTCGCATGTTCATTTTTATTCTCCTCTCAAATATCCTGTGTTGGTTATAAAATCAACTATTGTTTCATTGTTTATAACCACAAATTCCGTGACAACTGTTTCTACATCGCGCAAAGATTGCGGTTGACAATCATCTTCACCGCACACTGTAAACCAATACTCTATATTATCGTCACAACTAGTATTTTTAAAAACAAAATAAGGATATTCTATTTCATCAATATTTGCTATATCCTCTGCAATTTGATTCCAGCGTTCCGAGTTTACAATCAAATTTTTACAGTATTCTTGATTGATTGCAAAAAACCTTTTGATGCTATCGGATATGAATTTCTTATCTTCGGAAAAAAATACTTGCTGATTTGATATTTCCCACACAACCCGGTCCGCTTGCTCTGTAGAATTATTTATCAAAGCGTTAAGCATGTTATCTGTCTTGTTACCGTCATATCGCGATAATGTAGCCATAAAAGATGATTCTTCACTAGGTATATATTTTTTCAATAATGTATCCCATGCAATTGGTGAAAATAACCACGAATTACCGTATTTTTTTGTTTCTTCGCCAAAGTAATCTTTGTCTATTAACCACAATCCGCTATAACTCATTTTTTAGTTACCTCCCTATAATTTACGATCGCTAGTATGGCTCCAACGATAATCAAACAGATGAGCATCAAAATATTTAATCCGTCCATTTTCCACCTTTCTTGATTTGAATCGTGATAACCGTTATGCCGATGACCGTGAAAATCACCGGTGAGAAAAGTAGCAGCGCCGAGACGACCTTGGGATATAGACTGGCCGATTGCCAGAGCGGGTATAACTCGCTGATGTGCTGGATAAATTCGCTCATTTGATTTTACCATTACCTTTCTTTAATTCGTAGTCATAAATCTGTTTTCTGTTCAAGGGTAGCTCGTATTCTACCCATCCCCATGCGTATTGGCCTATCTCCGGAACAAATATTTTATCGTTGTAATCTGAGATAGCTACCGCGCCGGAAGGGAAACACCCCGGACCGGGTGGCCTTTGTGTTAGGTAATATCTAAACATTTTTAACCTCCTTAATTTGGCAGCCGGATTCCCCGGAACAATAATCATTTTCTACACAGGACCTGTGAGTAAAATTCTTGCTCCTTAATGCTTCCTCTGCTTCTTTCATGTTCTTGTAATACACAGAAAGGCGGCAATACGGCCCCAAATCATGGGACCAAGTGCCGATATAGTGAGAATTTGAACACAGTGCTTTTACTTCAAACCCCTTTTTACAAACAAACATTTTACCTCACCCCTTTATTCTTCTTGCACCGATCGCCTGATAATTGCTTTTCTCCGCTGCCTTCAGCTTCGCGGCTTTCTCGGTTGCCGCGCATTGCATCAACGCGAAATAGATTTTTCGTTCTGCATCGTATAGGGTGACGGTGTAGCATTTCATTTTATTTCTCCCATTCGATAACATCTTTTGCTTTCACGCTGATACCAAAAGGTACCACCTCATCAACATCATACCCCAACCAATCGGCAGTAAACTGTGCCGGATCGTCGGCCCGGAAGAAGTTGCAAGCAAATTGGCAGCGATCACAATCGCGAAACTCGCCACCCGTGCGACAATAGGGAAAATCAGAAGATGTTCCGAAAACGACTTTCCAGTCGTGAATTTGGGGAACAAAGGTTATAGTGTAACGATAAGCACCGCCATCGGTGCAGCGTTCGGGATCGAACTCCCGGTCATCTGTGACGATGTAACCGGGCTTTGATGTTTTAGCTAGCTTGTATTTCATTTGGCTTCCTCCTTCTGCGTTTGAAAATACTTTTTGAATTTTGCCGGAATATCCTTGATCAAATGGCTCTCGCCATTTTTGTTTCGTTTCCATAAACTTCGACCAAATAACGGATTATCAATGTCAATCCAGTATTTAATTTGCCCACTGCTCCAATATTCCAATATTTCCATCTTATTCCCTCCCTAATGCCCGGCGCCTTTTTACGCCCGCGACATCCGCAGACACCCCGAAGGGTGTTTCGGCTCTCCAGAGCCTTCTTCAGTGCGGCTAAACTGGTATTACATAGATTCGCATCAGGTCATTCCCAATAAATTCGCAATCGGGAGTATATTTTCTTTCGTCTACATCAAAAACTATTCTGCCGAAGTGGTCATAACCCCAATCGCGGCCGCGTTCTTTCAGCCACAGCCTGACGATATCGCTTTGACATTCTGTGCCTATAGGCTGGCGGGTTATTGCTAATAGTGTTCTGATTTTCATTAAAATTTTACCTCCAAGTTATGTGCTGCCATTTGACGGATTGCCGACTTCTGTGCGGCTTTTAGACTTTTGAAATAACCAATGTTAAACCAGAAAGAATCCATTCCGTAACTATCGCCATCACAGGATACTGCATTTGCTACAAAGGTTTCGTCGTGGTCAATAACCATAATGTCTACCGCATAACGCGGATCTGTTGCATAGACTTTCATTTTATTGCCCCTTTCACTGTTCCGGTATCGAGGAGAAGTATCAATTCAATCAATTTTAGGCGGATCGTGTAATTTGTTTTATAGCTTTTTGTGAGAATTTGTTTAATGGCATCCATTTCCACGGGGATTATGTTCAAACCGTATTTAATCAATCTTTCTTCTGCTGCTTTGAGGCTGTCCTCTGCTTGCATGAGTTCAATCCAGTTAGATTTTGATTCAGTAAGTTCGGAAAAATCAAGATTGCAACGGTCGAGTGCTTCTGAATCGTCAATGCAGTAAATTGCTGTTGGTGTTGTGCCGTCCGCGTTCATAATTTCCTTTTCAATGATATAACGATGTTCTGCTGCCTCTTGGCGTTCTCTCAGTAGTTTAACGATGGACTTTGCTAATGTGTATGCTTTCTGTTGTCTGTTCATGTTATACCCCTTTCGCCGGATTTAACCGTCCGGCCCGGTTTAATTATTAGATTAGTTCGCCTGTTTCCATATCCTCTATTTCCACAGTATAAAGCGGTAAGTCTTGTTTGAATTCTTCTTTGACCATTTGAGCGATGTATAAACTGTAAGGGCCTTGACTGTCTCGCCGCTTACCTTGTGCATCTCTAACTAAAACCATATAACCCGCATACCCTACACCTGCGCCAACGGTGGCGGCGAACATACTCTGCATTTCATTCATCTTTCTTACTTCCTCCTTCTTTCTGACACGGCTTGCAACGTGTCTGCGCTTTAAACGCCCGAAGGCGTCTGCTCAGCAAAAAAACTATTATCTTTTCCACCTGCCACCGGCAATTTCGGAATTGGAGGCTTCGAGCAGTTCCCCTGCTTCTTGGTTAGGATACCAGCGGGCGTTGTCTAGCAATGGATTTCTGGCTTGGATGCGGTAGGTATCTGTTTTACCGCTATACATGGTTGATCTTAATTCGATACCGTAGGGTTTCAAGAATTTAGCTAAGCATACCAGTTCATCTGATTTGAGTTCTAAATAGTTGACTTCTTGGCCATACTCTAAATTAATGTTTTTCATTTTTTTAATCTCCTTATGTCACCTGGCACTTTTTGCCCTCCGGTGGCTATCTATTACCTGTAGTATACACCCGCCTATATATCCTGTCAATACTATATTGCTGTCAGATTTATATAACTATTTAAAGTATTCTGTCACAGACGGTGGGCTGCTGCTATATTAACACAGGTAGCTGCGCGGGGTGCGGTGGGCGGCTGGCATAAATAAACCCCCGGTGGCTGGCCGGGGGTGAAATTATTTTAACATCTCTATGAGTTCTTGCTTCATTGCTTTAATAACTTTTTTATCTCGTGCCGATGTTTCTACGCCTTCCTCAGCGGCTATCTCCCCATCAGCATAGGTTAAGTCGTATTTTTCAATTAGGTTATGCAATAATGCTTCTTTAATTTCTTCATGTCCGGTTAGAATCATATCACCGCCAGGAAGATAATGCGCAGCTTGGCGCGGTCCCCCGGATTCGTTATCCATATCGTAAAGCCGACCGAGCTGCTTTACCCTTTTTCCCGCTTCGGTGTAAATATAAATCGTTTTGCTACTTCTCTCGTGTCTAAGTGATACTTCATTATCTCTTGCTAGATCATTCCTCATTTCATCAACTCCCTTCTAATGCTTCCTGTGCAGTCTATTCATCCTCCTTATACTGTGCCAAAAACTTCTGTAGCTTCTCCCAATTTTCCAATCCGGGTTTGTTTGCTCCCCGCTCCCACAGTTGCCAAGCTTGCAAGCTGACGCCCGTTTCTTTAGCGCAGACTATTTGAGTCAAGCCCCATTTTTTCCGGAATTCTTTCAAGTCGATCATTTTTGCCATCTTTCTCACCTCCTTTCGCTGCCCTGCCTCCTATATGCTAATATAATACCCCCTCTCTGCCCGTGTAGTATTTTTGTAGTATTGTTATTTCTGCCAGTAGAGAAAGCAATAGTATATCACTCCCTGCATAGTAACATAGTATTCATCAGTTTGCAAGCTTTTTCTTTAAACAGTCCAAAAACAGTGCTTAACTAGCTTTTCAGTGCTTATTTTACTTCTTTATAAAACGGTATTAGAAAATAAGTATGTATAGTAATAACAATGTATAGTAGGTTAGCATGTATTGTTGTTACTATATATCAATGTCCTAGGGGAAATCACCGGAAAACCGTCGAGATAAGCCCTCTAAGCACTTTCTGCGCCGCTGCCTAGCTATTATCTGCCCCGCCCGTGCCTGTGTAAATATCACTTGACTTCCTTCCCCCACGGTATTATAATCTAATCAATAAAAGTTTACTGATTAACTGTGAAAAATAAACTGTGAAGGAGGTGGAATATATGGGCGTTCCTATGGTGACGCCTGTGGGCGTTGAACGAGAGTATTTCACTAAATTTCATACGCATGTTAAACCCCGGCTCACCGAAGTTCTTACTTGGCTTAAACAAGGGTTCACAGAATATTCTATTTCTGATAAGTTGGGAATATGTCAGGATACGTGGGCTGAGTATAAAAAGCATTACCCCGAATTGTCGGAGTTATACGCGCGCGCAACGTCAGAAAGAAACAATTTGGTAATGAATTCGATGTTTTCGAAGGCAACTGGCGATATTGTGAACGTAAAACAAGAAAAAATGACTAAAGATGGGGTAGTTATCGTGCTAAATAGTGAGATATACACGCCGCCTGACGTCAATGCAGCTGATTTATACCTCCGCAACCGTATGCCTGGCTATATACAACCTAAGCAAGACTCTGGTGGTTCTGTGACTATTACAGTGCAGCTGCCCTCCGTCCAGGCTGAGTTAGACCGTATCGGATCGGCGCGTCTGGCTTTAGAGGCTGAGCTGGCAACCATCGACCTGCTGCCTGATGCTGGCGGCGCGTATGCCCGACCGGGACCGGAATCTGCCGAATTACCCACTGATTCAGATAATTCAGAGGATCCTGACCCATTCTCCCACAATTGCACCGCCTAGGATGCCCTACGGCGGGCTTTTGCATATTCGTTGGTATATTAGTATGGCAGATAATAGAGGTATATAAGGAGGGCTTAGGATGTTAGAACGCTAACAGTTAGGTTACTAACGGTTGGATGCTATGGCCACAGCCTTGGCTGCCCTACCTATGGTCACAGTGCTACCCTGCTCTGCTCTGCTCTGCTCTGCATGATCGAGGCTGCCTGCCTATGCTATGCTTACCTTGCTTGTCATGTTTATTTATTGTTTGTTTGCTAAGCATTGGCACAGTCTGATGCGCTGCAAGCGCCAAGGTTGCACGCCCTAGGGGGTGGGGGTGGGCCGGGTTGCCGGGTGGCATGCTGCTATATAGAGTATGTGAACAACGCCCATAAAATCTGAAAAAAATTTATAAAATTCTGGAGTAATAATTTACGCTGAGGGAGGCACGACACCTGTGGAAATAAACAGGATATATAATGAGGACTGTCTGGATGGTATGAAGCGAATCCCTAATAAAAGCGTTGATATGATTCTGTGTGACTTACCCTATGGAACTACGAATTGCAAATGGGATGCGATAATTCCTTTTGAACCGCTTTGGGAACAGTATAAGAGAATTATAAAAGATAACGGGGCAATAGTGTTGACAGCAAGTCAGCCATTTACAAGTGCGTTGGTTATGAGTAACATCAAGATGTTTAAGTATGAGTGGATATGGATTAAGAATAGAGGGACGGGTCATCTAAATGCAAAAATTATGCCACTTGCTTGTCACGAAAGTGTTTTGGTTTTTTGCAAAAAGAAAACTATTTATAATCCGCAGAAAGAAAAAGGTGAACCTTATCAAAGACTAAACTGCTCAAGAGATTCAACAAATAAGGGAACATATGGGAAAATGAACAAAACCACTAATAACATAAACAATGGATATAGATACCCAAAAACTTATTTGAAATTTGATAAGGTAGAAAGGACACTTCACCCTACCCAAAAGCCAGCAGCACTATTCGAATACTTGATACGAACATACACCAACGAGGGCGATTCGGTCTTAGATAACTGTATGGGAAGTGGAACCACGGCAATCGCTTGCATCAACACGGGGCGAAACTTCATTGGTTTTGAGTTGGATAAAAATTATTTCGAGATAGCAGAGAAGCGGATTGCAGAAGTGAATGGAATAATTATACTTGGGTAGGAGGGGTGGTGCCTGTGAACGAAAAGATAGTATTAGCTCGTGCAGAGGCACGTGCTGTCTTGGAGGCTGAACGCATCGCAGAAGAAGAGCGGAGAGCGCCTGAATTAAGAAGAGCAGCGATAATAAAACGCAAGATCGAGATACTTGCGGCGTTAGAGAAGATAAAGATAGAAGAAGCGGAGAAGATGGAGATATACCTGCCGCTGAAGGCGCGGGAAGATTTCTATGCGTTCTGTGTATATATGGATGGCCCCACGGCAGACAGTCCGGGTTTCTTCACAGAAGGCAAATGGCATTTGAAACTGCAAGCGAAGTATATGCAGATGCTGGCAGAGAAAAAGATAATGAAACTGCTGATGTCGGAAGCACCGCGGGCAGGTAAAAGTTATACGGTATCGTTGCTGCACGCGTGGCTGATCGGTAAATACCCTGAAGAGTCGAGTATGAGAAATTCATACGCGGCGGAATTGGCGGAGAAGTTCAGCTATGATATAAGGGATATGATACAGAAGCCAAGGTATTTGAAGGTGTTCCCGGAAGTCAGGATGAAGCAGGACAGAACGTCGATAAACGACTGGGCGATAACGAAGGCAAGGGATTCGACGTATTTCTGTGCAGGTGTTGGGGGTTCGATACTGGGTAAGGGATGCAAAAGGTGTTTACCGGCGGGGGAAATGGTATGCACCAACTACGGTATTATGCCAATAGAAAAAATATTTCAAAGTTGGCAAGAAGATTGCATTCAAGTCTTGTCATACGATCATAAACATGATATAATTAGATATAACAAAATACTCGACGCAAGGAGGATTATATCTAATGAAATCATTGAAATCACAACAGAGTCAGGAAGAGTGCTTAGATGCACAGAAAATCACAGAGTGTGGAACGGAAAAGCATATATCGAAGCAGGTCTATTACGGCAGGGGGAAAAACTATATAGACCTAACATGTGCGTATTGCCACAAGGAATTCAAACGTCCAGAGTCGGTTCACAGAAAAACATTGAAAATGGGTGTTACCCTGACATACTGTTCAATGGAGTGCGCTCAAAAGGATTATTCCAGAAAGACAAAAGCAAAGCATTATTGTCAAATCTGTGGGGCAGAAGTTTCGGACAGACATTTAAAATATTGTTCAGCAGAGTGCAGACAAGTGGCAATAAAGAAATACTATATAGAGAATCCCAAAAAGCCTGTTCCGCAAACCACAAGGAAATTGCCGGACATAACGTGTCCAATATGTGGGAAAATATTCAGACCAAGGCAATCGACAACAACATACTGCTCAAGATTTTGCGCGGAATTAGGTCACTCAAAAGAGATCGAGGGGAATGTGAACCCAAACTTTCAAGATTCGGATGCAAGGTCAAAGTTAAACAAGAAACTGGTATCTGCAATAAAGGACAGAGACGATTGGAAATGTGCTTTATGTGGTTCACAAAAAATGTTATTGATTCACCATTTAGACGAGAACCCCAAAAGCAATGTTGCGAGCAATTTAATAACTCTTTGCAAAACATGTCATTCGATACACCACAAATCACACAAGACGTTATCACAGGAATTAAAAGAATATATGGATCAATTCCAGTATACGATATTCAAGTAGATAGAGATACTAACTTCTTTGCTAGTGATTTACTAGTACACAACTGTGCTACCTTGGATGATCCAGTTAAAAACATAGAAGCTGCGCTGTCAGAAGTCACATCAAATTCGACGTGGAACTGGTACACATCGACGCATATGTCGCGGTTGGAGTCGGGGTGTGCTGAGTTGCACGTAGCGACGCGGTGGAGCAGGAAGGATCCAATAGGCAGATTGACCGAAGGGAGAAGGCTGATAGAGATAGAACCGTTCGTATACCGGGTCGAGGGTGCCGATGACACGGTGGTAATAATTATACCGGCGATGATAAACGGGAAGTCGTTCTGCGAAGAGATACACACAACGGAAGAATATCTGGCTATCAAGGATATTACGGAAGAGTTTATCTGGGAAGCGGAATATATGCAGAACCCGATAGAGAGTAAGGGACTGCTGTTCCCGGTGGAAGAGCTGAAGCGGTTTACGCTGAAGGAGATCGATGGAAAAAGGATAGATGCCGTGGTAGGTTTCACCGACACGGCGGATGAAGGAACGGACTTCCTGTGTTCACCGGTTGGAAAGAAGATCGGAGAATTTACGTATGTAACGGATGTCGTGTTCACGCAGGACCCGATAGAGGTAACGGAGCCGCTCGTGGCGCAGCAGATTATAGACACAGGGTGCGAACTGATGAAAATTGAATCGAACTCAGGCGGCAAGGGGTTCGCGTTGAATGTTGGTAAGTTGATAAAAGGGAAGTCGACGTGCGGAGTGGCATTTGAACCGGAGGGTTCGAATAAAGAAACACGCATACTGATGGGAGCCGGGTATATTAAAAGTAATTTTTATTTCAGAAGCGACTATGCACCCGGAAGTGATTACGATAATTATATGAGATGGTTAACGTCGTATGTCAGAATGGGGCATAATAAGCACGATGATGCTCCCGACGGAACGACTGGCTTAGCCGCATATATGAAGCTATTGACGGTAAGACCTGGTAAGAAGAAAGCACCGGTTGGTTGGTACTCAGAAGAAGAACTTCGGGACCGTGGCTATAAACCGTATGAGATCAAGGAGTTTATGAAAACGATGCAGAAGTCGTGGGAGAAAACGGAGACGGCGGGAGGTGTAAAATAATGTTTGGAATTGAAGAACTGGTAAAAAAGGTAGATAAATTGCAGCAGAGTGTGGATAAGTTGATCGAGTTGAGCAGTGAACCGATAGTTAAGCGATACGACACGGACGATTCACCGTTCTATGATCCGGATACGAGAATGTATAATTATGAAACCAGAAAGCCGAAGAAGTCTAAGTAACGCGAAGAAAAAATAATTGGTGCGATATGGTTTAACTATGGTATAATATGTTAAATAGTGAATGGGGGTGTTATGATTGGCTGAATATAAAAATGGTCCGAAAATTTATGAAGATAAATATGCTCAGAAATCGGCGTTCAGTGTCAACAGAGATTCGATAAACACCAAATCGGAAATAGAGCGTGCGGAATTCTATATCAATAGGTACAACCAGAAAAAGATGGAAATGCAATCCGATTTAGAGGAATGGGAAGAGATTGAAAAGTTATACGCTTCTGAACGTGTTATTAAAAACGAGAAAGACCCGAATAGCTTTGACCCAATTATTCTTCCTGTGATTGAAGGGCAGACCGCGGCGATGAGTGATAAGAATATTTCTGCTTCGGTAAAGGGTGAAGGATTCTCTGACCAGAAATTTGCTCACACAGGGCAGATACTAGTTGACTTCGTTTATCGCAAAATCAAGATTAAAAGTAAAATAAAGCAGGGAGTTCGTCGCTATTTGCTTTTTGGTAATGGCTGTTTCTTTATTGGTTGGGATGCCGATGCTCTGGATGGATTCGGATTGCCCGATTGGAGAACACCTCAGATCAATAGGGTGTTCGTTGACGGCAAGGTTAAAAATCTTCTGGATGTAGAAAAAGCAGAGTATATCATAGAAGAGATTGGTTCGTTCTCAATACTGTCTGCACGTAAAGAATATGGAGATGAGATTGCGGATGCTGTTTCTTTGGGTAATATCTCCGGTGACTTTGCGGATAATAATACCATAGACGATAAAGATAGCTTCACTAAACTGCATGTGTGGACGAAGAATAACGAAGAGGGTAATTTGCAGCGCCTTGATATTTCCGAATGCGGTATTCTGCTGAAAGAATCCGATCCTTCGAAACCATTCTACGAACACGTTGATAATAAATATCCCTTCTTCTTTTTTGGCTTATATCCAAGAGAAGGGAAATTCCATCGTTTCGGTGATGGTAAACTGCTTGTAAAATTGCAGATACTACTGAATAATCTTTGGGATGAATGTGTTATTGCGGCGAAGTATTCAGCACAGGCCGAAAGATACGTTGACCCGAATGCGGGATTAGACCCTGAACAGTTGGACGGAGACCCTTCTCACCCGATACTTATGATGGACCCGAATCAGAATCTTCGCACAGTGCAGGGGCAGGGAATCAACCAGGTTGTGTTCACACTGATTAGTTTAATTCTGGTCGAAGTGCAGAGAATTACACGCTTCTCAGATTTAATGATGGGTTCTGCACCAAGCAGAGAGATCACAGCCACGCAAACAGGCGCTCAGTTACAGCAGGGCGGTATGGGTGTTGCTGATAAGAAAGCGGATATCTCAGAAGCCATAGCGGATGCGACGATGTATATGCTTGGCTTAATGATGGAATTCTGGCCAGCCGGTAAAGCGATCAGAATCACAGAAGAGTCAGACGAAATCGAATGGGTAGATGCACGTCACTTGAAGAGCGTTCCCGCTATGGTGCCAAGCGATACGAATTACACGAATCAGTGGAAAGCATTAAACCCCATGAAACCAGTTCCACAGTTTATGCAGTTGGAGTCGAAGGGCGGGAAACCTCAGACTCGAAAAGCAGAATTTGACATACAGGTGAGTATTGGAGAAGGAGTCGAAACATCGAAAGCGGCTCTATTGAATATTGTTATATCGTTGTCTAAGATGATGTTGCCGGATGAACAAACAGGACAACCTAGAGCGTTGCTTAGCTTCCAACAGGTGCAGAAACTCATGACCGATATCATAGGTATCCCGATTTCACAGATGCTTCCAGAAGCACAAGCGGTTGCTGCCGCGAATATGATGGGACCGAACGGTGGGACGGGTAACCAGAATATTTCTACCAAAGCACCTCCTGTTGCAAATCCTTACATTGATGGAGCGGTGGCAGGAGGCGGGATGAGTAGCCAGCCGGTGGCTCCGAAATGAGCGAAAATAAGAAATGGTCATTAGACGATACCATGAACAGCAAGAACCTGGCTGTGTTGGAAATCTTAAAATTATACTATCCGTCATACGCAAAGCACATGTTTTCTGGTAACGAGGTGGTGAGGGCATTCTACATGTCGGATAAAGGAGGAATAAACCCTTTAAATATGCCAGTTTGCAAGGTGTGCCAGCGCCCCGGTGTTGGCGTATCGGACCCGTCATTTAAAGGTCCTAGTTTTACGGTAGATGCGGTTACAGGTGAAGTTAAAAAGAGAGTTAACTGCTATTGTGACTTACACGGCGCAACCTATGACACAAAGGAACTCCGGCAGTATCTGATTGAGGACTTGGGTATGAACCCGAAAATAGTTTTTCAGATGGAAGTTATTCTATATGGTAGTGTGGAAAAAATGAAAGGGATTAAATAGAAGGAGGAAAACAGTATGAAAAACGTTATGATACTCGTAGGAAAATTAGAGATCAATGGTAAGTTATTCAGTATGCAAGATTCAGAAGGAACCATTTATGCGAAACAGTTGGGCTTGGAAGATGACTTTTACGGTGGAGCTGTTAGGGAATTTAGGAAAACCAAGTATGGTATTCTCATGTGCGTAGACCGTGCAGAACGCGTAATCAACCTTGCTTACACAGAGGAAAGCCTGACGGACGAAGGCAGGAAGTTACTGGTAGAAGCGGTTACGGTAAAGGTTCCGGCGAAGGTTCCAGCACCCAAGAAAAATCCTGTAGAAAAAAAGAAGGATTCTGTAGGTACAATGAAGAATAAGAACCCCAAAGTAAATAGCCATAAAAAGGTGGTAAAGGTAAACGTCCCTGAAAAAATCGAAGAGTCGGAAGTAAAAGAGTCAGAAGTCAATCCATTCTGAGATTAAATAATTTATTGTTTTAAGGCAGAGTAGAAGAGGTAGATAGGCAGATAGTAAAAAAGAAAGGGAGAATAGAAATGATAGTAAAATATTTAAACGATGGTGTATGGGGATATATTGATAACGTGAGGCAAGCGGCTTCGAAACTTATTGATCCGGTGGGTAGCATTAAACGATATGATTCCGAATTCAGCGAAGGAGAATTCGATGCCGCTGTGTTTATGGATAACAAGCGTTTGCCAGAAGATATTATAACAACCAACAAGATTTTTTCGGTGGCTTGCTATGATATGCCAAACGAAGGTATAAATAGACACGTCGAAAACATGATTGACACGCATTTGATACCGGATAACGTTCCGATTCTTGCGGTACTACTTTACTTAGAAGATTGCAAAGAATTTGATGCTATGCTTATTGTCACAAACCAAAGATTATATCTTATGAACGACAAAGGTCAAACAATCGAAAGAATAGTCTAAATTTAATTTAATTCTGCAATCTGCCTTTTCCGCCCTGCCTTAAAATCATTCATAATTTTTACCCTGTCTGTGCGGACGTTAAACGCATTATAGAGCGGCGCCTCTCAAAACCGTACGATAGGACGAAAGTCTTTAAATGGAGGATATACTAATGGAATACGAAATGGATAGAGAATTTAATTTTGACCTGCAATTGTTTGCAGATCCCAAATCCCCCCCTGTGGTTGAAGTTGAAGAAGAAGAGTTGGAAGAGGATGTAGAGGATGAGTTAGAGGAACTCGATGAGGTTGACGAACCCGACGAGGAACCCGATGAACCCGAAGCACCTCCGGCTGCTCCACCCAAAAAAGACAAGGTAACCGCTGCTGTGATCCGCGAAAAGCAAGCGAATAAAGTTTTACGCGACAAACTCGCTGCACTTGAAAGAGAAAATGTAGGGAGAGAACAAGACAAACTTGATAATCAGTATCGGCAGAAACTTGTCAACAGCGGTGCTTACTCCGAAGAAGATGTAGAGGATAAGGTACAAACTCGCAGAGAAAATCAAGAAATCAAACGCGAACTCAAAAGCATTAAGTATGGTCAACAGGTAGACAAACTTGCTTTGAAGTACCCAACAATCCACGAGCATCTGAATGACTTCATTAAAATTGTCGAAGCTACCAACGGTGCGGTTTCTCTTACGGAACTGTGCAAGGCAAGATTAGACGAAACCACAGAACAAGAAATCAGAACCAAAACAGAACAAGAATCTTTAATCAACCGGCAGAAAGCCAAAAGCAAACAGGTTGTTACAGGGGAACCTAAAACAGCTCCGTCGGTAAGATTCTCTCCAGAAGATGAAACTGCGTTTAAATATTACGCCGAAAAGAACCCTGGTAAAACCAGAAGCGACTATGCCAAAATTTTAGAATTTAATACGAAGATTTAATACGAAAGGATGATAACAAATGATTTTTATCGACTCGAAACCATCAACAGTTTTTAACCAAACCGTAGGGACCGGCGGAATCGCAAAAGGCGAAATCGGTATGTTATCCAGTGCTACACTTATTGACGCAACCGCTGCCGCAGGAGACGCATCTCTCGTTGGTCTTGCTATGGCGGATTATGCCGCTGGCGTTGTCGGCCAATTCGAACTGTTTTCTAACCGCATTGTCCGTTCCGAATATACCGGTTCGGCAACTCCCTCATTGGGAGCCGTATATGACTTATCCAATGGTCACACCGTGAACAGCGATGATACAACTGACGGGGTTCTCTTCTGCACAGGATTTGATGCTGTGAGAAAAACCATTGACGGCTTTATTACTCTTGTTCACAGATTAGTATAGGAAGGGGAGATAACAAATGAGAGCAAATTTTCAAAGATATTTAGATGACAAGGTATCAGAAATTTTCCTTGAAGTCTTAAAAGTTCCTATGTTAGAGGAATACAAGGCGTTTACTACGCCGAAAACGTCCACCAAGAACGAGGAAAAATATGATTCCATCGGCAACCTGTCTCCCGCTGAGGAAAAAGCCGAAGGTTCCCCCCTGCATTATGAACAGGTTACTCAGATGTATCAGACCACGGTTGTAAATAAAACCTATGATCGCGGTTATTATGAAACATACGAAGCCACCGAAGATGACGTTGAGCGCGTTATCAACAAGATCAAAGACAGTGGTATTATGCAAGCTATGATCGCCAAACGCGAAATGGCTGCTGCTGATGTGGTTGACGCAGTGTTTA